CAAGAACGGGCAGATTCTTCGTGACTCTAACTCTCTCTGCCTTCTCTCTTCCTCTGCTTCTGCTTCCTTTGCTTCCTTCTCAGAGCAGGTCCAGCAAGGTATCAGGCTTCTGCTGCCATCTAGGAGTGCACCAAGCTGCCCCAGATTCTCTATGTCATACCAAGCATCGTTACCACAATTGTTCACGCAGCGCCAAGCTACTTGGAGTGTTGTGTCCCACCTAGTGCGACGCAGCCGAAACCGCAGACCGTCAACAACTGCCTCCCAGTATGGCGTTACATCGATGGGTGATAGTTCGATTTCTTGAGGGTCGATTTTGAGAGTTTTCTGGAGGAGAGAAACAAGCCTATCGCGCTCACGTTCTTTCTCTTCTTCCCTGGACCGTTTGATACATTCCTCATATCGTCTGACAGCCTCTCTGTGCGCTTCGATTGCCCGCTCTCTAAGCCTTGCACTCACAGCCATTTTGTGCTATCCTCCTCTTAGGCGATGAGTTTCGGGCCTCTGTAACTTTCGTAGAGGCTCTTTCTTTTTGCCTTCAGCAGTGCCTGCCGGATTTTGTCTGCGTCCTGTTGCAGATTCCACCCTTTCATTGCGCATTTGCGGAGTTCTGGCAGGGCCCATCTAAGGAATCCTCGAACCTTACCTGCGTAGATCGTCACGCTACCACCTCCTTCGCTATCCTCTTTTCAAACCTCAGTGCCCAGAGCTTCAGGGCGTTTATCTGGGCTTCAAGCTCTTTGAGTTCCTGCAGGATGGTCATAAACTCTGCGACCTCACGCTCGTCAATTACCCCGTCCGCAGCTATGGCAATCAGCCTGTCCCTCATGGCCTTCACGTCGTTCAGTTCCTTCACAAGCTTCAGCACCATCTGCGCAAGGTCAGTCGTCACTACTGGAGTTGCGTATTTGCGCCCGATGGGGCACTTCTCCCAGCAGTATCTCAGTGGCAGTCCCTGGTCTCCATACACTTCAGACATTTTGAGGATGGTCTCTCTCGGGGCATCGTCTTTCTTCTCGTAATCGTGGAGCGTTCTTCTGCCTATGAAGAGCTTTCTTGACGCTTTTTCCTGGCTCAATCCGGCCCTTTCCCGTGCCTCTTTCAGCACCCACGGCCACCTCCTTTCGTGGTAGGTTAAGGTTAAGGCTAAGAAGCTTTTGTGGGGACCTGTGCCTTGGCGAGGATCTCGTCCACTATGGCGTGGTAGCAACACCAGCACAGAGGAACATTGCGGAGAAAGAGTATTTCTCCCGGCCCTAGGGTCGTGCGGCAGTTAGCGCACTTCACGCTCTCATCTCCTTTTGGACTTCCTGCTCGATCCTGGAAACGAACTCGTGGGTCTCGGTTAGCAATGCTAGCGCTCTGGAAAGAGTGATGATTTGTTCCCCGGGGCGCATGTCGGACTTGACGAGCATAGATGCTATCCGAAATGCGTTTTTGTTGATTTCTGGGAGATTGAAATTTATCAACCGAATCACCTCCTTTGTTCAAAAAGGGTCTCGCCTCCGGCCCGGGGAAGCCATCATCGGCTGGGGGCCTCAGCACCAGTGAGCCACTTTTCCAGCGCCGCCCTGGGGATGAGAATTCTTCCTCTGCTTTTTCTGCCTCTTGCATTGATGCGCCGATGCGGTATTTCGTTCCGGTAGACCATCCAGTAGATAGTGCTTTCGGACACGCCCAGGGCCTGCGCTGCCTCTTTGACGGTGTAGGCGATGCGTTTTTGGTCAGGTGCCTTCATGCTCTTGTGTTTCCTCCGTGTCAGTATACTGAGAAGCGGTAGCGGATTGATTGTTGTTCATCCCAGGAATTGCCCACCGCTTGATAAACTCAACTGCTTCATTGATGCGTTCTTTGGGAACATCGAAATATGACCTAATACCAAAGTGCCGTTTAATATCGTTAGCGAGCCAAATGTGAAAGCGCTTATGGAGAATTGGGTCTTTCACTATTTCCAATTTGCTTTCTATAGCTAGCTTAATTGCGCTAATCACTTCTGACTTATCCTTAAGTTGCTCCAGCTTTGCAGCGGCTTCTGGGAGCAGAAAAGTTTCAATTGGATGCCCGAGAACATCGGCAATGCGTTTCATGGTGCTGTTCTTGGTTCTACCTGTTTTTAATAAGCTTGATATCGTTGCACGATTAACGCCGATTAGTTCGGCTAGCTGGCCTTTATCAATACCACGTTGCATCATGGCCACTAAAATCGACTCGGTATCCCAGCGAGGTTTTTTGTCTTTAGGCCAGTGAAGCTTCATGTGGCACTTATGGCATACAGGGACTAGGTTTTCGGGTTCATGATTGCTTTTAGAGCCGTCCTTGTGGTGAACTTCTGTGGCTTTACCACCGCAATATTTACATGTAAAGTTGCTTTCTTCCAGAACTTTTAATCGGTTCTTTTTCATTTTGTAGTGGTTTTCGTATTCAAAAATGGTGGCGTGCAACTAGCTTACCTCCCCTCAGTTCCGGTGGGTGCGGTTTCGTTGTTAACGTAATTTGAATCCATAAAGAAACTGGCTAATGGAACGTTTAAGGCTTTAGCGATTTTTTCTAAAGTTTTGATAGAGGGGACTAAACGACCTTTTTCAATGTCACATATAGTGCTGTTTGCGAGACCGGCTTTTCTGGCAAGCTGAGTTTGGGTTATGTTTAGTTGTCGGCGCAGCATTAGAATTTTTTCTCCGATCATCATTGAGACCCTCCCTTTTCTGTCTTTAATTATACGTGACTAGCGAAATTCCGCAACTTTCTTTTTCGCTTATAACGAAAGAATACCTCTTGTTTTTTTTAAAAATCTTCCCTATGCTTAGTTTTTCGTTAATAACGAAAAAATTTTTCTTTACGGTGTGTAACATGGTAGATATAATGAAAATACGGAAATAGCGAAAAGGGTGCAGTTCAATGGGAAAAAAAGACAAAAAAGAAAAAGTTATAGTCGGGAAGCGAGTTAAAGCCCTTAGAGAAGAACAGAAACTTACTCTGAAGGAATTAGCTAGTAAAGCAGGAATCTCAGTAGGCTTTCTTGGGGACATAGAATCTGGGAGAACTAAACCATCCCTTGTCACCTTAAACAATTTGGCAGGGGCGTTGGGTACAACATCAGATTACCTTCTCGGTCGCACTAATGATCCGCGGCCTATATCATCTATAGAAAAACTACCTCCTCAAGCCATTCCTGTTGACAAGTCAAGCCTGGTTCCCGTCCCTATCTACGGCGTAATCCGCGCCGGAGAACCCATGTTTGTAAACGAAGAAATCTTAGGCTACGAATACGTTTTGAAAGACGATGTTAAAAACGGTGACTACTTCTTCCTTTTGGTCAAAGGTGACAGCATGGTTAACGCCAGGATCTGCGAAGGCGACCTTATACTGGTGAGAAAGCAGGACTGGCTGGAAAATGGGGACATCGGGGTGATCATAGTAAACAGCGAGGAAACAACAATCAAGCGGTATTATGAGCAGAATGGGTTGGTGATTCTGAAGCCGGAGAACCAGGCGTACAGACCACAGATATATAAACCGGATGAAGTGATTATCGTTGGCAAGGTGGTGCAGATAAAAATCAAGCTATGAAAGGCCATATCGAGTCTACCGGTAAGGGTAAGTGGCGCGTGGTTGTTGAAGCTGGCCGAGACCCTGCTACCGGTAAGCGGAAGAGAATAGTCCGGCGGATAGAAGGGAGAAAGGCTGACGCGGAGGAACTCCTGACGCAACTGCTGGCTGAATTCAAGCAGGGCACCTATGTAGAACCCTCCAAGATTACCGTGGCCGAATGGCTGAATACGTGGCTGCACGAATACAAAAAGCAAGACCTGCGGCCCACCACCTGGGAGAGCTACGAAGTAATCATCCGCAACCACTTGGTGCCCGCGATTGGTGCCCTACCGCTGCAATCCTTGAGGCCCGAGCACCTGCAGAGGCTCTACAATGAAAAGAGAGAAGCAGGGCTGTCGGCACAAACCATCCACCACATCCACAAGGTAATCCATGGGGCACTTGAGCAGGCAATCAAAAATAGATTGATCCAGCACAACGTCAGCGAAGCGGTGACTCTCCCGAAAATTAGAAGGCGAGAGATACGGACGCTGACTCCTGAAGAGCAGTCGAAGTTTCTTAAAGTGCTTGACGGTGACCGGTTAGGTGCCGCGTTTTTGATGCTCCTCGGCACAGGCATGCGGAGAGGAGAACTTTTGGCCCTTCGCTGGGAAGACGTAAACCTGAATGAAGGCACGGTCTTCATCCAGCGTGATATGGTATGGACAAAAAACGGGCTGGTGTTTCAGGAGCCAAAAACCGAGAAATCGCGCAGGCTGGTGCCGCTACCACCGCCTGTGCTGGAAGCATTAGAGCAACACAAAGAAAAAATGGAGGCTGAGGGGAACTATAGTCCATCAGCCCCCGTATTCTGCACTATCAACGGGAATTATATCATACCGCGCAACTTCAACCGGAAGTTTTACGAACTCTGCCGTAAGGCCGGTATAGAAGGGGTAAACCTCCACGCGCTGCGCCACACCTATGCCACAAGGTTGCTGGAAGCCAGGGAGCACCCGAAAGTGGTGCAAGAACTACTGGGGCACGCCAAGATGAGCACAACGGTTGACATTTACTCCCATGTGCTAATGCGGATAAAAAAGCAGGCAGTAAGTGGCTTAGAGCAGGTGTTCAACAATGGCACCAAAATGGCACCAAAAAAGGGTTCTGGCACCGGTTAGGTATCCCAGAACCCCTTGATTTTTCTGGAGCGGAAAACGGGATTCGAACCCGCGACCCTCGGCTTGGGAAGCCGAATCAGGCAAATTGGGCACCGCTTGAAACGACCGAAAAATCCCCGCTAGCCTAGAAACATCAATGGCTGGCGGGTTTGCATTTGTTTAGCACATTTTTGCAGATTTCAGCACATTAGGGAGACTTTTGGGCACCAAAATGGCACCAATTTTGGGCGGCAATTGGGCGGCAAAAACACTTCCCTATGTAAAAGATAGAGCATCAAAATAAAAAACCAAAGGATCCCGGCTTAATGCGCTTAGAGGTTTAGATTTTGGTTCTTTGCTAGAAAAGCAAGTCAACTGCTGTTTCACAGTCCTCCATACTTACACCCAGCAAATGAAGGAAAAGAGCTAACATTTGATGGATTCTGTCCTCTGAAAGCTTCCCTTTTGGTCCATCAAGATCTACTTTTAGAAAAGGTTGTGCCAAACCTAATCTAAGTAAACAGTCCTTTTCAACCTCATCAGTTGCAGCAAAAACTTCAAGATCGCATTCTCTTTTTTTTGTAATGTCGTGAGATAAGGGCGCTGCTAGAACGCAAGGATGACATGGCGAGGAATTAATTGAATGGTTAGTAATTATTACAACCGGGCGCCCAGTGTGAGTATTTCTCCCAGTAATCTTTGTATCTGGTATTTTAACATCTGGATCCTTAGCAATGAAGATTTGCCCTTGCTCAAATTGCCTTGGATCAAGACCACTTTTGCGAATGGCTTCACTCAAATCCTGCACTTGCTGGCTCTCTCCCTAAAACCTCTAAGCGATTCAGCCTCCTCAAAAATTGTACGGGCGTATTCTTCATCTGTGCCCCTTCGCTCAAAATTAATTGTTTTAAAAGCCTCTCGCAATTTCTTTATCGGTATCTTCTTGGCCCCCTTCTTACCTAAGGACATATCAATAACCTCCCCTATCAATTTAAAACCAACTTTTTTTTCTCGATTTAGTATATGTTGCATGGGAGGCGTGGCATACGAGATAGCTTTCAATTCAGCCAAATTTAGCCTTTGAGTTCTTAAAACCAACTCTTTTGCTATCTTTTCTGCTTCTGGCTTTAGGCATACTTGGACTTTATTCTTTTGATGGTGATAATAAGTCACACCATCACATAGGTTTGGTTCTGCAGTAATTGAGATCAAACCACTCTCGCTTAAATTATTTAATTCTTTGGTTATTTCTACGGAGTAAGGTCCATAATTATCCCGCACAAAAGTAACACCAGTGTAAGAGCAATTATAGAGCACATAATATTGGTAGTCAAAAAGATAAACCAACTTAACTAATTCCGTCCGTGTCAAGGGACGTGGATATTCCTGGATAAAAAAACACAATAAGTTGCTTAAAGCACTAATTATATCACCCCTTTCATTGATTTTTTGTCTACCTTCTACATTTTTTATAAAAATCCTTTTTTCCTGAAACTCTTAATGTTCTCATACGGAAAATAAAAAAAGCCCCCTAACCCGGGGGCATTGCTTCCCTCTTTCCACTTTCTACCCGCTTCGCCCACTCCTCGCCGAACTCATCTTTAAATGCTCTGAGGGCTGCTTCGATTAAGCCCTTGATCTCCTCGGGTGTCACCCTTAGGCCCAGTTCCCCAGCCCTGGCCGCGAGCCACTCGGCGGCTTTCTGATATTTCTGTTCGCCATGCAGGTCTTTATAAACCTGTTCGACGAACCTGACCGCCAGGGCAGCCAATTCCTTCTTCGTTGCCAACTCACTTTCGATCTGCTGCATTTTCTCCACGCCCAACCGCTTCTGCAACCAGGCTATCACGTAGGTTGCGGCGAGCATGGCCAACAGAACCAAAACATTGTTTACCAGGTTATACAGCACTTCGTGCACGTCTCAACTCTCCTTTCGTTAAGGACTCATTTTCTTCCTTCCTTCAATTCCTTCACTTCTTGTTCCAGTTCTTTTATCTTTTTCACCAAATCTCTCCGGTTATTCAGGACGACAGCCAGCACGAAAGCCTTGTCCGGAGCCTGCTCCGGATCGTGCAGTTTGGTAGTTATTCCCTCTCTTAACGCATCTTCGGCAACCTGCTTTTTCCAGTCGGGAACAACCGGAATAGGTCGGTCGGTCACGCTTACCCCTCCTCCTTTTAGCTGAACGCCTAGGACTTCTGCAATTCCTTCTGCAATCGCTTTCGCTGCCTTAATCTGAAAATTGACGTTCCTAAGCAACTGTTCTTCCTTTGGATTGCTGATAAAAGCGATTTCCACCAGTGCGGCAGGCATTTCTGTTTCTCTCAAAACGTGAAAATTCGCTGCTTTCACGCCCCGGTCAGTTAGTCCCAGGGTCTGGATAAGATTCCGCTGGATAGCCCTTGCGAGTTTTTCTCCCTGTCCGCCGAACTGATAGCAGTAAGTTTCAGTCCCATGCGCCTGTGGGTTTTCAACGCTGTTGCAGTGAATGGAAACAAAAAAGTCTACATCTGCTTGATTGGCGATCCTGCATCTCGCGGCAAGATCTTTTTTCTGGTTGGGTGGCCAAGAAATATCATCTCCAGTCCTCGTGTAGATAACTCTTATCCCCGCTGCCTGCAGGATAGAACCGACATATCGAGTAACAGTTAGTGCTACATCTTTTTCTTTCAGACCTGTTGGCCCAACAGCCCCTGGATCGTAACCACCGTGTCCGGCATCCAAACATACTTTAAACTCCACTTTCTACACCCCCATCACTTTCATTCTTCCCGTTCTTTAAATTCTCTTTGACGACAGCCCACTGCTTCAGTGCGTCAACTCCTCCTGCTCCGACCACACCAGCGATAATTGCCTGCAGTATGCTTACCCAAGCTGGATCAAGTGTTTTATGGATAGCATACATGACCATGCAATAGACCAGTGTTGTAAGAAAACCGATGACAAGTGCTGAAATCCGTCGTTCCTCTATTGAGACAAGGTGTCGCCACACCGGTTTTCACCGCCCTGCCAGCCTCAGTATCAGGTCAACAACCACCCCGCCCAAAGTTGCTGCTATACCCCAGCCGATAGCATTCAGCCGCGCCTCAATGCGCTCAAGATGTCCGTTTGTCTTCTTCCGCCAGTCTTCCAGATCCGAAACCCGCTCGTCGAGCCTTGCTTGCGCCACCTCAAGGGCGGCAAGTTTTTCGGCCATGTCCAACCTGCCTCCCCCTTTCAGACAAAATTAAAAGCCGCCTCACTTCGGCGGCGGTCATTCTTTAACCAGCACCTTACAACAGAATGGAATTTGCCAACTATTTAACTAGTTAGAATAGCCTAAAGCGAAGCTGGCTGTGTATTGATCGCTGTTCATGTATGCAGTCACTTTGAAATTATTTTTAAAGCTTAGGTCTGCGGTAGCAAACGTTGAATTGAAACCGATTGCAGTAAGGTAATATATTCCAGTATCTAATGTAGTGCTTAAGAAGAGTGAACCATCAATATATACCTTAACAGTCACTCGAGAATTTGATGTATTGTTGTCTACTTTCAGCACATCTACTTCTCCAGGACCACTAACATCAAAAATAGTAACCTCAGTCGTGCTGTTAGTGGACGCCGTAGCTATCTTCGATGTCATTAACAACGCCACATCTTTCCACCCCGTTCCATCATCATACTGAAGCACACCGTTGTAAATACGAAAATGGATATTATCCACTGTATCAGCATTAGGCCAGGTTCCCGTGCCACTGATAGTTATGTTCTTATCGGTATTATCTGGCGTTATGGAGATATTTGCCCCAGCAACCAGATCCACATTCCCACCAGCATTACTTACACCGTCTATAGACACCAAGGCTCCGGTCTGGGCAGCAGTCACGTTGTGAGGGTTGCTGGTGTTGTTGAAGTGGTCCTTTGCATCCTGCAAAGTAGCAGGTGGAGTGTCATACCAGTTTGTAGTGCCTAGGATAGCCTTAATCCGGTTCGCGAACCAGTCCAATAGTTGCCGCAAGGTGCCGCTGTTGCTGGATGGCGCCTGTGCTGGGTCTATCGTCCTGCTGCCTTCTTCAACGGCCTGAATGTTGCCTTCTATGCGGTTGAAATCAGAGGCCGCCGGAACATTACCGGCGGCCCAGTTCGTCTTAGGTGTTTGGTATCCTGATGGTGCGCCCATTTGACCCACCTCTTTCAACTATCGCCATTTTAAAAATATCTTTTGTAAATTTCTTTTCGTCGCTGGCCACTTAGTTGCGCATACAGGGCAGTTGACTCGTGCATGTCCAAGCAGTTGCTGAATTGCTTCCATTGGTGCCCCATCCGCACGTAAAGTTTCTACTTCTTCTTCTGTAAGAAATTTAGGTATTCTCTGTTCTTCTTTAGGTTCCTTTATTTTTGCTGCTAGATTACTATGAATGTGACCTTCATCGACTGCCCATCTAAAGAAAGAGCGAATGAAGCGTACACGGTGCGCTAAACTGGACGGCTTTAAATGTTCTTGCTTATAAAGATACTCTTTGAGCTGCTGATAGGTAATGTCGCTAATTTCGCAATTGCCTAATTCTCTAGCCAAAGCTCGCATTGCAGTCTATACGCTTTCAAAGTGTGTGGCGAATATTTAAGCAGTTTTTTGTCCTTTTCATAAAGATCCCACGCTTCCAAAATCTTCATCTGGCATACCTCCTTATAAGAAGTATACCAGATTTAGTTGAATAAATCAAAGAGCTTTTGTCAATTCGCCACCCGTTAGCTTAAGGTAAGTCAGCTAAGTCTGGCACATTTTCCCGCACCCATTTCCCACCAATAAGTTCAGGGTTGTCATATTGCTTGTTATATCGGGAAATTAACTCAAACATAGTTAATTCGGGTTCGTCTTCGGTTGGCTGAAAATTATTCGCTATAGTTCGTAAAGCGTTAACAATCTCTTGTTTGCGTTGCTCTGTCAAATTCAATCACCTCCAGACCCTTATTACCTTAACTGTAATAGTAGCAGTATCAGTATCGTGAAGATTTTTCACCAGAACCCGAGCAGAATCCCAAACAGCTGCTAATACGTCAGCTGAAACATAATCCGTTGGCTTATTATTTACAGAAGGAATGACTAGCATTGACAAAGCAGGTAACGCTGTTGTATACGTGTCTGTAACATTTATTCGGACTGGATATAAACTCTCTGAAATAACTGATGACAATGCCCATGGCGCATTTGCATAAGCCGACCAGGGTTGTTTATCTATAGCTATTGCCACAAATACTTTCTGCTCGTCTGTAATACCTAACGATACCCAACCAGTATCGCCACCGGCGGCTACCGACATGGCATCAATTATAGTTTCTACTTCAACTTTCCTGCCTGTTAGTTGAGTAGGCACAGCCTCCGCGTCTGTATTGACCACCTTCACATTTCCGGGATTGTCTGCCGTCAGAAGTGGGTTACCATTCGCATCGTAAAGCAAAACGCGACTCGCACCATGGGCACCATGTAAGTATTCGTAAACCCCAGTAGCAGGGTTGTAATATTGCGGTGCTGGCTTGTCGTCCGCGTCTTTCACAATCCGCTCAGTGTTCTCAGCCATGCACTATCGCCTCCTTAAGCAAATAAATCTTAGCCCCCTGCAAAACCCCAGAGGTCTTGAGAAACAAGGGATTTTGCAGGCTTTTTTAGCAGGGTTTCCTCCAGTTTTCATCGAAATACTTAGGAGAAATTACTCTGGAGGTGAACCCCTGTTGCCTAAACTTAAGCAAATTTCCTTAGTGTCGTCTTTCGAGGAATTTGAACAGGCATCAAGCAAAGACAAACTGAAAATGCTCACCGATTACGTAGACATCGAAGAGATCATCCCCTTAGAGGTTAAGCTGGCTTACTACAAATCCACCGGTCGCCCCCCTTATCCCTTGGGGTCCATGTTGTCTGCCTTAATCATTCAAAAAATCTTTTCTATTCCCACAGTTGAACTTTTGGTTACTTTCCTTGAACTGTCAGAGCCCCTAAGAAACTTTTGCGGCCTTGTCATCAGCGTTCCTGACCCCGCTACTTTCTCAAGGTTCAAAGATAAAATCGGGCCAGCAGAGCTTAAAAAAATCTTAGACCGGTTGGTGGAACTAACCGAACCCTATTCTTCAAAGAGCTCGACCCTTTTGCAGCCTCCCTTCTCGTCCTGGACACAACCGGGCTAGAGGTTCCAGTAAGAGAAAATAACCCCAAGTTCTTTATTCGTTGAAAACCAGGTCGAGAAGGGAGCCCCTGAAAAACCTGAAAACGAGATTTACGCCATGACCATCGCCAAAATGCCCAAATGTGCCAAGGCCGCCCCAAAAGCCAAACTCATGTACTCAGGCGGCCACTTTGCTTATGCCTACACCGCTGCTATCCTGACTAACGGTCTCGGCCTCGTCCGGAACGTGATGCTTTTTGAAGCACAGAAAGATTCGCTTCTCGTAAAGCCGGTCCTGGAGGATTTCCGACAGCACCATGACCTTTCCCGTTACGAGTTTTTTGCCGCCGATGCTGGGTTTGACAGCACAGAAATTTCCGCTACCTGGTAGAAGATTGCGCTCTTTGAGCCGGTCATTAACCTAAACCCCCGGAATAGCAAGGAGTTACCTGAACCTGGGTTTGATTCCGACGGTGTACCAGTATGTCCAAAAGATCCAACTCTAAAGTTCAAATACGCCGGCTTCTGTAAGTCCAGAAACCGTATCAAATGGCTCTGCCCCTTGAGTAAACCGGGGAAAAAGGGCTATACTTGCACCTGTCAAGACCCCTGCACCCCTCTAAAAGCGGCCGGATGGTGTACACTTACCCTGAAGACAACTACCGAAAAAATACTCCCATCCCAAGAAACTCTAAGCTGTGGAAGAAAATCTACCTTTTGCGCATCGCCGTAGAGCAGGCAATCTCCCGGCTAAAAACTTCCCTTGATGCTCGGCCGCTTAACAGTAACAGACTTTGATAGCGCTTGATTTCTGACCTTGTTTTGGCAGCAATTGCCCAAAATCTTGTTGCTTTAATTGCCTTAAGGGCCAAGTTAAATGACAAAGTGAGATCGCTACGTTGGCTCGTTGCTTAGACTAGAGTAAACTTCCATTTGCGGTCTTTCGACCAACGGCTTAAAGGTATTCTTTTCCTTTGATAATGCCTTAGACAGCATAATCCAACATCTGTTAATTGAAGAGCCGTGATAATGAATAAGGGCTCTTTTGATTTTTTCAAGGAATGTTAGTTTTGCAAGCGCCTACAAAATAAAATCTATATCCGTCTTCCTTCCAGTCGCGCCCTAAGCGCCCCAGCATATTCAAGTTCTTGCCTGATGATGTAGAAGTACCCTCTTTCGTCTGTTCCTTCTTTTTGATAGTCCGGCACGACGACCACATCGCCAAGTTCAAGCGCAGGGTTGCCCCGCCATTCGATCTCTACGTCTCGTCTCGGGTCTTTGAAGCTCGCTAGCAGTTTATCTGCTATGGTCTGTGCCATCCTTAAAGTCTGTACTAACGGGTTGGCAGGGAAGGTATAGCGGATTAGCCCGTTGTCAGTAATGCTGGCATCGTCTTTGGCGATGGCTTTTTCCTTGTTAAGCACCTTCAACGGTTTGGCGTTTACTACCACAGTAACACTTTCGTCTGATGTGCCACTGTTGGTCAGGGTAATCTCGGCTCCCCAGGCGTAACACGTTGCGCTGCTTATCGTCGTGTTGGTCGCACCTTCCAAAGTTGCGCTTGCTTCTATGCAAGGCGTTTCGTTGTAATAAAGCGTAAGCGATGCTTCTCCTCCAGCAGGAACCGTTACCGGTTCATTGCTTCGGTAAACCTCCTGAGTTGTATCCGCAGGACGGAGTGGTTGTGTCTCCACCTCGATGTAATTTGCAATTTCACTCCACTTTACTGGGTTATCTTTACGGAAGAAATCATCAATGGTTATACCGTAGGCGTCAACTACTTCTGCTTGTGCTGGGAACGCGCTACCCTGCACGAAATACTCTCCTGCAACTGGATCTGCACTCAAATATGATGGTCCTTCGACCCTCACAATTCCATTCCTGTTGCAGTAGACTTGCCCCAGACACGCTTCGGCAATGAGGCGAAGGGCTTCCCTGTGGCTCATTGGTTCGAAATAGGCGTAGGGGATGGCGTACTGCTGGAGTTCAGTATCCACCCAGTATTCTTCCGGTTTCAATCCCGCATCCTGAAGCACTGCTACCGCCAGGTCGTAGAGAGTCTTATCTACCTGCACTTGGCTGGAGCTGTAGGTGCTCTTCCGCAAAAGTTCCAGCCTATCCCGTCCCGTGGTCTGGGCATAAACGCCATCTTCAGGAACAGACCAGTCGCCAGACCAGAACACACCCAGCGGAACGTATTCGATTTCTTCAGATTCTTCGACTACTTCTGTTTCTGCTGGAAATGCTGAACCCTGTATAAAATAACTCTTTGTAACAGTTTTGTCTGGCTTTACCCCCAGCCAAACCTTTATCCTGCGGTTCTGCTTCAAGAGTTGGTATAGCGGACTCTGTGTATTTCCAGCGTCAAATTTGCGGTTGGAGTTGTCAAGGCGGATGTCGATTTCATTAGCTGAGATGTTTCCAATAGGCAAGCTTCCCTGGCTGACCTCCCGCTCTTCCAGCAGGTGGACGGAGATAATATCGTTACCTTCGTAGGTCTCTTGTATGCTCGTGAAGAATTCGAGTATCTTCGCTTGTCGTCCTGGGTGGCTCCATTTGCGTATCTCCAGGACAGCCTTGACTACCTGCGTAATGGGGTCTATATCCTTCGACCAGTTTACCTGCGTGTTGCCCGTTACGGTTTCGGTGTAGAGCAGTGTATCACCTTCCCCGTAAAGGCGGATCTCGAAGTCTACCGGATACTCGCCCCGCTTACTGTCACCCACGACTTTGAGACTGTGGATTGGCCTACTGAAGAATGTTACCGTCAGTGTCGGATACGACTCTACAAATGTACCATCAGCCTGAGCAAGCTGGCTCCCCCACCAACCCATTTGCTTCAGTTCAGCCTCGTCCGGCCCTGGCGCGAGTGCCCAGTCTTCGCCCAGCACCCATGCGCCATCTAGTGCTGCAAATTTGGCATAGGGTTCGGTTACGGCATCGGCGGTCTGCTCTGGGTAACTTACATTAGCTTGCTCAGAAGCAGTAACTTGGATAGATTGATCTATGAACGGGTCTGTGTAATTTATCTGCACTCTGGCATAAACCCGACGCTCATCAGCACGGATTTTGTTTAGAAAGTCCTGCGTGACGGGATACACCAACACCACCTCTACTGCTCAATTAGGGCTAGCGATACGTCTTTCCAGTATCGGGTTCCGGCTATCTTCTGCCAAGTAGCCTGGTTTACATCGCCCACATAAGCGGTTATGGTGGCGGTCTCGCCATTCTGAGGGTCGGGATACTGCACGGTATGGAAAACCTTGCTGTCTAAGATGTCTAGAATCTGCTGCAAATCCGAGTCAGCAATAATCTCCCACCTCATGTCCAGCCTCCGCTTGATGGCTATTATCTCCATAGCCATCTTACCGGAAGCGAGGCGTTCTGCTTTTGTTAATCGAAAGACCCCAACCTTCAGCTCGGTTGGGGTCTTGATTTGTGTCCCATTTATTAGCACTGCCAATATCAGCCACCTCGCACAGTGACAAACGTTCCGGTGCGCTGTCCTTCGCTGATCAGTGATGGGATGATAGCTCTTGCTATGCGCTTGCCATCGATTTCTAGGACAATTTCTCTCTGCGTCGCTCCCTGTTCTGCATAGACCACACGGAATGCATCGCGTATCGCTGTATACACTGCACTGGCCACCGCGCTCGCCATTTCGTCAACAAAGCCACTTCTGGTGAGTGGTATCACCGCCTCTGGCCCGCGTTCGCCGATTAGGGCTGCTGTTGGTTGCGTTACGATTCCGCCTTCGGCCAGCGGCAGCAGTGCCAGCGTTGGCAGGTGGAAGCCCCAAGACTTGCCACCCAAAGGCGGTGGCACCCAGCCAGGGATAGTAAAGCGAATCTTGTTTAATTGCTTTATCATCCAGTTGAAAGCCTTGATGATGCTGTTGATGATGGTTTTGATTGTTCTGGCGATACCGTTCCAGATGTTTTCTGCTGTTCTCTTTATCCCTTCCCAAGTGCGCTCAAGGAAGCCGAAAATATCATCCCATATCCCTTGCAGCGTGGATTTTGCCGCCTCCATTGGGCCTTCGATGTGGTTCTTGATGGCAGCCCAAGTATTTGCCGCCGCGTCTCTAATTGATGCCCATACATTACCGAGATTGGTCGAAATGATGTTCCATATCTCCTCAGTGGCCTGCTTTATGTTCTCCCACGTCTCGCTCATAAAGTTGGCTATCGCCAGCCATATCTCAGAGGCGGTCTGCTGAGCTAGTTGCCACTCATTGACCAGAAACTGGGTGATAGCACTCCATATCTGTGTAGCTGCGTTCTTTATGCTCTCCCAGGTCAAGCTGAAGAAGTTCCTAATCGCTGTCCATATCTGAGTTGCCGCAGTCCTAAGGTCGATCTTGCCCCTTATCAGGTCGTATATGGTCTGCCAAATCATGCTTGCAGTCATGTAGATGTTGCTCCATATAGTGCTCAATGTCTGCCATATAGTATTCCAAATGGTGCTAGCCGTTAGGTAGAGGTTATCCCAAGTCCCCTTAATGAAATCCCATATCGAGCCAAAAACCTGCCTGGCAGTCTGCATAAGGTTTTCCCATACCTGCGTCAGCGTATCCCAAATAACACTCCACGATTGGGTAGTGATGTTGACAATAGCTTGCCAAGTAGTAGAAAGCACATTACCGATACTTTCCCAAACTGCTTCGGTTATCGCCTTAATCTTATCCCAGTTTTTGTATATGAGAACACCTATAGCACCAATCGGTCCTGTAAGCGCAGCTAGAATTTCCCACCATTTTAACCCCGTTTTTTTCTTTATCCAATCCCAGGCATTAACAAATCCCTGCTTTATCCAATCCCAAAACCCGCTCAAGGTCGGCTTAGCCTGTTCTAACATCTTTTCTAAATTTAGCTCCGACACGCCCAGCGCACCAGGGGCCTCCAACTCAGGTATAGCCATTTCGTCTAATCCAGCGGTTATATCCTCTGCTACCCCGGCAGTGTCCTCCATAAGCTGGTGCACTTCGTCAAAGGACTGGATGTTCTTGCCAGCGGCTTTGCCTGCTTTCTCAGTTGCTTTGCCGGCCTTGTCCATAGCACCAGCCTGGTTTTCTGCGCCTGCTGCCACCTGGTTGGAGCTGTCGGTCAATGCCTTATTCTGCTGGTTAACTTTGCTCAATACACTCTCAAGGTTTGCCCTTTCGACGCTGGCTGCATACTTACTCCAGAGCATTATGCCTCCAGTTACAGCAGCAGAAACACCTAAGATAGCCCAGCCAAGCGGTCCCATAGCAGACCAGACAGAATACAAGGCAATTCGCAGAGACTGGAGTATTCCTATGTGTTGGATTCCCGCCATAGATGCAAGGTGCAACTGGAGGCGATATATCTGCACTGCTCTGGCAACAACATTCAGGATGCCAGATGTTGCTACAGCTTCTCCTCGCATAACGGCAGTGACAAATGTGAAACTGGCAACTGCTTTTTGCGCTAAAGCCAATACCCAAGTAACTGTCTTGAAAGACAGAAAAGCAACCACAGCACCGAGCACTGCTGGCTTAATCAATGACCAATATTTTATTATCGTTACCGCAACTGTTTTGACGGTATTCCAGAAGCCCTTCAGGACAGCAGATGCGATACTAATCGCTGCTGCAAAGTCCGCACCGAAGGCTTTAGTAAGCGCAGCACTCATACCAAACCGACGAAATGTATTGTAGAACCCAGTCGCCCAGTCTCTTACGCCCTGCAGCCACTTGACTAGTCCTTTAAACAGGTTTGAAGTCAGGGCACCGATTGTTATTCGCCAGACATCGCGGATGGTGGAAGTAACGCCAAACCAGCTATTTTGTAGCTTTTCCATCATATTAGGAAATCTTTTTTCCATTCCTTCAAGAAGTATTTGGACAGCTTTATTAGCTGGGATAAGGCCTCTCTCGGCAAGCTTCATTACTTCACCTGTAGTTTTGCCCATTCCTTCAGCCAATATATCCCAGGCCTTAATATTCGCTTCAGTAAGTTGCCGCATTTCTTCAGCACTGACTTTACCCTTGGCACGCATTTGGCCTAATGCGAGGAGTATACGATTGATGCCTTCGCTTCCTGTGCCTGTTGCTGCTGCAGCATCACCAACAGCTTTTAATGTTGGTAACACTTCCTCAGCAGCAAAACCATAGGCCATCATCCGTTTGGCTGCCATTACCAAATCAGGATATTCAAATGGTGTTTTAGCCGCAAATTCAGCCATCTCATCAAGGAAAGCTTGCGCTTTCTCTGCGCTCCCAAGCATAGTCGTAAAGCTTATCTGTGCCTGCTCCATCATGGCATTGAAGTTTACGGCCTCACCTACTACAGCTTGAAAACCTCGTCGGACAGCCTCAAAAAAGCCAACACCCAGAGCAACAGAAAAAGCACCTTTAAATATGTCACCCAACTTTGTGGCCGTTGACTGGGTTTCTCTTTTCACCTGGGCTAAACCCTGCTCATATGCTTTTGTATCTATACCAAGCTTAACCAACAGTTCGCCAATGGTCATTTTTATCACCTTTGCAGAAGGAGCAGAAGGAATTTTTTTGAGAAAAAAAGAAATAACATGATAACATCAATAACGGAGGTGAAAAATTATGGCCAAAAATAAAGTCATTGCTGGCGATTATGCTGGTTGTATCGTCGGGCAAGCGTGGGGTATACCATACATCTCTACTAGTCTAACCAAAAGCGTTCAGCTAACCAAAAATACCATTGCATCGTATGAAGTATTGGACGAAACAAAGACTAAAAGTGCCATGAGTATTGCTGGCCGTGGCCTTATTGGCGGCTTCTTGCTTGGGCCTGCTGGTATGCTCGCAGGAGCTTTATCCGCAAAAGCTAAAGGTTCCTACATAGTCGCTATACAGTTTAAAGACGGCAAGAAAAGCCTATTGGAAGTTGACGAAAAAATATACAAAGCCTTCACCAAGCAGTTGTTTTGAACAAAATTACCACGGCCCTTTTAACCTCTTTGCTTTTGCCTCCTCGATGAATTTGGCCCAGCGGTTCTCCTCACGCTGGGCCTTCTTCGTCAGCTTCTCCATTTTCTTCCTCATTTCCTTGCTGATAAACGCATCCGGTTCGATCTGCTTCGACTTCTTCTTGCTGAACATGCTGGCTATAGCGCTCACTCCGTTGGTGATTACTGCAGCCAGAAAAGCCCAGCGGCTGCGCATCTCGTGGTATTCCTGCAGAAATTTCTGCCTCTCAAGCTCCTTTAAGATAGCTACAAGTTCACTAGGCCTTAGTTGGCGCATTTCGTCCAGCGTCCAGCCAAATTCACGGGCCAGCAACACCACTACTTCTGCGGTAAGCCACTCTGAGCTAAGGTCAGCATCGGCCTCAGCAGCTTCTTGAGCCCTAAAAAATTTACATCAAGGAACGCCTCGATAAGTTCCTCGATTTCGCTCATGTAGGCATTCTTTATGTCATCTTTGGTGAGCTCTGGGAAGATGACTAGTAGCTTCTCATAGAGTATGTCGAAGTCAAGCGCATCCAGTTCTTTTGCGAGGTCTATGTTGGCTATCTTCCCTTTGCTGGACGGGAAGAGTTCGGTTATCAGCTTCTCAAGTTCGCCTATCCGCTTCTCCTCTACCCTTATTTCCTTACCTGCAAAGGACACAACCTTGTTTCGCATCTAATCACTCCTACAACCTGAAGTATAGTGGACCAACACCTTCAAAATCGATGCTTTCTTCCACCAGGCTGTCTACAGCAGTCTCTATGCCCTCAGAAGTTATCAGCGCAAAGCCCTCAAGACACCTCTGGGAAGCACCGTTGTCGATGAACAGCTTCACTACGATAATCTCGCCAAGGCTCTTGTAGAACCTGTCATCTCCCCAGTAGGCTTCAGCACTGCCGCTCCAGCCTTTTAGCACCTGCTGGAACTCTTTCCAGCCTCCGCTGGCAAATGTGGTCGCCTCAGGCGTTTCTGCATCAGTGTCCACACTCCAGTTGAAAAAGCCACCACACTGCACCAGTGTCAGTGCCTCACCGGAGACGGTAACAACATCTGTATCGAGCAGAGGAGTGTCAAAGACAACATAACCGCCAACCCTCTCAAGAGCATAACCAGAAGTCACAACCGTACCGTTCACTTTGACCGTTATTTCTGCATCCAACGGCCAATAGCGGTAAGCCTCGTTCGTGACCTGATAGCGAGTGTAGTCAGCATTTGGTGTTGTGGCCTCGTCAGTAAAAGCAACAGGGGCCGCATCCACGTCAGACACGTATACGGCCCCTACCTTGCCGCTAATTGCCATCGTGTATCACCGCCTTTAGCTCAGGGTTATGACTAGTTGCCCGCTGCCCTGGAAGTCGCAGGAAAAGCTGATCTTATCGTCAACTGGCGTTTCGATAGAAGGCTTTACGAAAGCGGTTCCCGAGAATTTCTTCGTATCATCGATTCTCAGTTCAAGGTTGACGCTTTCACCATTTACCCAAGCGTTTATCAATGCCACCTGTCCATTTGTGTCTGTTGGGTCAAAGTTGCCTTCAAACGATCCAGACCATTCTTTCAGCCCTGCCAAAAACTCCTTCCAGCCGTTGCTGTCAAAAGAAGTGATGTCGATGTCGTCAGCGCCCAAGTCAAGCGACCAGGTGCTGATCTCTGCCACTTTGTAGGTGTCGATATATACACTCCCGCCCTTGCCAGCAAGTGCCATTTAGTAATCAACCTCCTTACTCCTCAATTGTCTCAACACGAAGCCTAAAGGTGTGCCCGATGTGAGGTGTAGCCTCGGTAGTAATCACCGGCTCACCACTCTCCAGATTGGACATCAGGCACGTCCCACGTAGCTGAAAGTCAGACCTGAAGGCCGCAACTATGTCCGGGACTAAATTCTTCAAGTTGTTCCAACTAGACTCGAATGTTTTCCCATCTGCCGGATAAAACAAGTCAATGGCAAAGTGGTAAACGATTCGGTATTTGTCGTCCATAGTGGCAAATACCTGTTCAAATCCGTTGTATCTGATAACCAGAGCAGGCAACTGCCTGCCTATCTCCGTCACAGGCCGAAAATAAACTTTCTTGATCGACGTGACCGATGCAAATATGTCGGCTATAGCCTGTTCTATTGTAGCAATGCCCATTTAATCACCCGCCTTTGATCGCACCAATTAGCTTCGATGCATACCGTTTCGCCACCATAGCAACTTCTTTAGCTGTTTCTTTGAAAGCGCGCGTCATATATCTCTTCGGTTTAGTCCCCTTCTTTGCGATAGACCTGCTGACTAAGAATGCTACTCTTTCTATCGCTTCAGGCTCCCTAATCCCCAGCTTTATCCTAACCCACCGCTCGATTGGCTCTCTCGGTGGCCAGTGCGGGCGTGTGCCGAATTCTACAAAAGCGGCGTAAGGCTTTTGTTTAGAGCCAACTGCGACTACTTCCCATTCCCCGGTTTTAACGCGATGTGGTGTAATGCTCCTCCGCAGGTTTCCGGTAGCGTATGGTGCATAGTTCTTCGCCCTGTATGCCAACCTGTGTGCCAGGTCTGATATCATCTCATCCATCACGGCTTCTGCTCTGGCAGGCGAACGCCTAAGCTGCGCCATCAGATCCGGTGGCTTCATCTCGACTTTAACCTTAACCTTCATCACGGCCCGATCACCGCCACCGGCTGGACATACGGCGCGAGCAACCTGCGGACGTGTGGCGGTATTCCTTCCGGTCTCAGCAGGATCCCGCGTTCACTCGCCAGGTCAGCAAACGTGGACGGCCCAGCGTGCCACAGTTCGTAGCACCAGACCAGCACTGCTTGGCGGATGCCTTCGCCACCTGGTTGGTAATTTACTGCAATAAGGTTGCCGTCTGCGTCCCTTTCTTGCTCGGCCCATCCCGCCACATAGGCCACTTCCACGGCCTGTGGATACGGTGCCCACTTGGACTGATACTGCTTCGGGTATGCTGGCGGCCAGTAGGACAACTGCGGGAGCCTCCTAATGCGTCCTTCTTCGAGATAGACAAGATAATCTTCGTCTTCTACCAAGTCGAAACTAAGTTCTTTCACGGAGCTAACAGATAAAACAGGACGGTGGCGCAGTGCTATCCATTCCACGCCACCGTCATATTTCTCAGTGTAGGTCTGTTTAAACACGCCGCCGAGATACTGGTTTACGGCGTCTGATACTCCGTTCAGAATGAGACAGAGCAGGTCTTGTTCGTCAGTTGTGTGGTCTTGCTCCCGCCACACGTATGCCTTTGCTTCCTCAAGTGTTGCCAGAGCAGTCGTGCTAGGTGCTACAGCCATAGGCTATCAGCCCCGCTTTCTCTTAGGCTTCGGCGTTTCTTTCTTGGACTCAGCTTCTTCCTGTTGCTTCTTGGCTACCGCGGCTAGAGCCTCAGCCCAGAACTGGTCTTTCACTTCGTATTCGCCAGCAGGCCACTCAAGGCCCAGGATGTTCACCTTTTCCTTCAGGACAACCTTCATGTTGCCCACCACACTACCAGCAGTTGGTTGCCGGTGGTGTCCGCGCCGATCGAAATGCTACCATTGCCAACCGTTGTTATAGCTGCTCGGTCTGCAACAATTGCGCTACCGCTGCTTGCTGTTGGCGGCTGGAATTCCAGGACAGCAACAAGCGCGTCCCCTGGCTTAATTCCTGACACGGCAATTGCTGTGTCCGCCGCAGCCCCGTCAACCACAGCAAACTTAAGCTCCAATCCAGCACCCGTAAGACGGGCGCGCAGGTCACGGAAGCTCGCCATCACCCACGCACCCCCTTACAGTGCGATGTTGTAGGCCAATACGATGGCCTCAGGATCGGCTAGTTTCACGTCAGCGCGACAGGTGACGATGATGGAGGTCGCACCTTCGCGCGGGTCGCGGAACTTCTCCACCTTCACCCGGCGGTGGAAGCCCACAATGATGTTCTGTGGATTGACCAGGATTGCAAATTTGCTGTAGTCAACGCTCGCACCGTTGATGGTGTCGGTTCCGCTCATCATCGGGACTTCTTTCACGGGGATGCCGCGGAACGCCAACTGAGTAGCTAGGTTAGCTACTGTGGCCTGGTCACCCAGACCGGTGCCGCGTGCAGCCAGCGCAGCCTGGTATCCGTCACGGTGTTTGACAGGCACATAGAGCCTCAGTGTGGAGTAGTCGCGGCGGTACTTCGCAGGCATTGCTTCAACCATTGCTTTGAATAAGTCATCGTAGGAGTTTATAGCAGAAGCATCAACCTGCTGGGCTGCCGGTGCGTCCGACTGAGCCTGCTTGATTATTCCGTCCAACAGATCAAGATAAGCATCTTCGCCTGTAGTCCTAGCAGTATCGCCTTTAATGAACAGTTCTTCTAGGTCGCGGCCAACGGCTTCTGCAACCATTTCCATGATGGTGTCGGCAAGTTTTTCTTTCTCGATGTTGTCCTCGAATACTTCATCGGAGATCGGCACTTCACCTTTGACTAAGACAGTGTTTAGAGTGACCAGCCCAGTGCTGGGCTTAACGCGGTCGGCATCATCGAGCCTTGTCCCTTCAGTGCCGGGTCTTAAGATACGGTTGCCGAAAGCGATTCTCGGAACCTCAAACTTCGGGCTGTCGCTGTCTTCGTAGCGGCACTCTTTGGTGATGGTTGTGTAATCAATAGCTACACGCAGGAACTCCTTCGCCTGCTGTGGCGAGAGATAACCACCGCCAGCGGGAGCCTGCAGATCGGAAGTCGTGAATGTTGCCTTTTCTAACCACTCTTGCGCTGTCTTCGGCATTTTGTGAGTCCACCTCCATCAAAATTTAATTACCGAAGATTACGTCGGCAAACAGCCCTTCGCCCCACTTGCGCGCAGTCGACTTCTCCACTCTGGCGGGGTCTTCGGGCTGCTTCGACGCCGGTGCAGACTTGGCTACCTGCTGCTTCTGGAGTGCGTCTTTGATCTCGTTGAGCACCTGCATTTGGGCCTCCAGAGCCTTCAGGAGTTGGTCTTCGTCTTCGGCCTTCTTCTTCGGCTTCTTCTTGTCGTCTTCTGGCTCAGGGTAGCCGTAGCCGTATTCTTCTTCGGGTTTCTTCTTCGCCTTGGCCTTGAACTGCACATCAGCATTCAAAAGCTTAGCCAGCGTGTTGAGGGCTTCGACAGCTTCTTCGCCGAGTTCAACTTCCCCTTCGCTGGCTTCCTTCTTGACCGCTTCAATCACACTCATTGCAGCCTTCTGTAGTTCTTCCAAGTTCACCATCTCCTCATCCTCCTCCTCGCTCTTTAGTATCAGCCACTTGCGGCCAGTAGCGGGCCTGTCAACAGCGTCAACCTGCTCGATGTCGGCGTCCTTGATCTCCGGCAAACACGTCCACCTCCTTTCCAAGTTACTTGACTTTCCGGCCCCAGCCCTGGATGCTGAAGCCGGTAAACTCACCCTTCTTGATGCGTTCCCAGGCTTCAGGCGACCACACCACACCCAGGAGCCAGTCGCCGGGCTTTACCTTCTCCCCGTTTACTTCCCATACTGGGCCCCGGTAGATGTAGGACTCAACGACCTCACCTGCGCCTTCCGTTCCGTCTTTGTGCATCAGTCCGACTCTGCGGTGCTTGAGCAGGTAGTTCCAAGCAGTTTTCTCAAGCTCTTCCGGTGTCATGTAGTCGTCATGGGCGTCCTTCTCGTTGGCTGGATAAGCTACAGCAAGAGTATAACGGCGTTCCTCTTCGGCCTTAAGGATCTTGGCCAGCTTCGTAACGTCAACTAAGTTGTGTCCCTTTGCCAGATTGTCAGGGTCTTTCGGCCACACTAGGTAGCGCTGGCCTTTATCGCGTATTTCCTGCACGACTTCATCAAAATCGTGTGTTTTGGCGTAAGGTCTTTGGTCTTCTGGTCTGGTAAATATCCAGATGCGCTTCTTGCCATTTGCTGGAACATATTGCCACAGGAAACGACCTTTGAGTTTCTGGCCTTCAAGCCATATCTCCACGGCGTGCTGGCGCGCGAAGCCCAAGCGCCAGGTACCGTGATCTATGGCGAAAAACTTGCTATATTTGCGCGATGTGGAACCGACTCCGCCAGGTTCTACTACCAACGGCTTATCTAAACCGACCTTTAGCCAGACAGAAGGTCCAAACAGTTTAGGCGCAGACTGTATCTTTTCATCAGGATCGTGCATCATGCGGAAGATGCGTAATTCCTCACGGTTCTCCTCCGTTGTGCCTGCGAACAGGCTTATACCCCACCAACCGTCAAAACGGTCGGTGCCCAGGCGCAGATCGAAGTGTAAGCTGTGGTCTGTTTCAAGCAGTTCTTCCATACTGAGTTTGGTCTCTTCTTCAGTCAATCCGCGCCAGTGGGCATGTAACACAAAAGGCAACGCCTTTCCGCTTAATGGCATTGCCTCGTGCCAGTTTTCCTCCCAATTGCGGTGAGCAGCTTCACCCCTTGTCTCGTCACCTTCGCCTTCTTCGCCTCTTTGCTTTTCCACAACTTCTTGCAGCACGCCACCGCGCCTGGCGATGTCAACGACTTGGTTGGCAAAGTATGGCCTGCTTCGGCTTTTGTCCACGTCTATAGGCTTAGCACCGAGCCAGTCAAGATGTAAGCCGTCGTCAGCCTGGCGAACGATTATTTCCTCCACTTCAAATGTCACGATGTCTCCAGTCTCAGCTTTGAACGGCGCATTGAAACTCCAGCCGAGATCTACCACCTTTTGGTCTTCAAACTCCACGATATTAGCGAAGTCGGCATCACCCAGAAGCAAGCCACCCCGAAAGCCGTAGGTGCCGTTTTTGTTCCGTTTCACATCCAGCACCCATGCTTTGATTTCGACAGCATGTTTTATCTTTGCCATACCGTCCGTGCCTGGCTTAAGTTCAAACGGCGCAGCAAGGTCCTTGAGAACAATACCTTCGCTTAAATACATACCACCGAGTTTCTCCCAGGCCCGCTTCAGGTCGGCCTTGCTTTCTATCTTCATCTGGTCAGTAATGGCGAAGTGCTTGTCGCCCTTGAGATACTTGTCGTAGAACTCTTCCAGCAGCTTACGCCTTTCGGCGAACGGTTTTTCGTGCACGTCGCCACCCTTCTCATCCCAATAAAGCAAATCAAAGACCGTAACCTTTGGGTAAGCATCCTCTGGAAGCTCTGGCTTATCGGCAGTCAGAGTCATCAGCTTGATGCGTGGCCAGGGCTTGCCATCCTGCTCTACTCCGACGTTGGCATCTAGGATAAAATCAGCGTCAATCTTTTGCAGTGCTTCAGTTATTTCCGGCAACTGCTTGTTGCGTTCCTTCTGGCTATCTTCAAAGAAGATGCTCACCCTATCCCCGGCTTTCTGTAGGCAGGATCTGAATCCATTAAGCTTCTCCTCAGCCACTACACCATTCGGCAGGTGTTTCTTTACCCAGGGCCAGATTTCATCCGGCGAAAACGCTTCTGTCTGGGCGTGGTAAAGCTTCATCGCCGGTTTCTGCATCGGGAAGCGGGCGATAGGTTTCAATTCTCTCTTCTCGATTTGTTCGGGTTTCCGTAGGACACCGCGCACATAGACCAGATCCCCATGCTCAATCTCTTCCAGCTCCTCTACCTCGAACCTGGGCCTGTTCTCTAACAGGTTGTCCTGCGTCCAGAAGTAGAAGCTAGATTTATTCCAGAAACTGCGATGTCCAGGATGGGCAAATGCCCCTTCACCCCTAGTGCTGGGGACCTCAAACACGAATTTCCCGCCAGGTTTGAGCACACGCCAGATCTCGCTCATAATGGCTTCTTTATCGCTTAAGTGCTCCAACACATGCCATGCCCTAATTTCGTCGGCATAATTATCTGGCAACGGTATGCCTTGCTCTAAGTCTGCTACAATGTCAACTTCAGGGTAATTTTGCTTATCAATGCCTAGATACCCTTCAGGCTTATTGTTTCCGCACCCTAAATCGACCCTAATAGCGTCGGTTTTAGATACAAATTCTAGTCCTTTGCGTGGTCTCAGCACCAAGTCATACAAAGGCACATAGGCTTGGTCTTTCGCAAGGTGCGGACCCTGAGAATTGAAGAGCAGGTGCAGTTTTTTGCCCTGCTTGTCCGGGTCAATTAATTTCCTGATGAGCAGGTAAAGGCTCTCTTTCTGGCCTTTAGAGAGCCTCTCTTCGTCTTCGCGCACCAAAACGTCTATGTCGTTCGGCTCCTCGCTCTTCACTGCCGAACCGACGAGACTGACATAAGCAGGCACAAGTACTTGGTCGTCGACTATCTTGAGACGCTCTTCCAGCCAATCAGAAGCACCCTTCATCAGCTTTTCTGATTGCTCGTCTAGTTCATCGTGGGGATTGTGGTTCATGCCGCGCCTCTTCATCTCCTCGACAACCCACACGTGTTGTTGAAAGCCGCGATATTCAGTTGCTTCACCACGTGCCTTTGCCGCGCCGTAAAGCTGGTGAAGGCGACGGTGCAGGTTGAGCAGTTCTTCATCAGATAATTGGCTAATTTCTTTACTCGTCATATTGAAAATATCGTGAACTTTCTCGATACTCATCGGCTTAGTCCTCCACGATGATGAATTTCAGCATCACATTGGCCTGCGCAGTCCCGTCGTTGGTGATTGATATTAAGTAATCCTCGTTTGGCTTGAGGCGCAGTGGAACCTGGGCCAGGAGTTGTTCACCACCTGCTCCCTTGAAGCTAACTGTCCCGCCTGCATAAAACTCATCGATCTGCGTGGCACCAGTAACATCAACGTTAGTGGGATCTGAGTATGCAACTACTGACGAAGCGCTAGGGCTTTCACGGTTGCGGTTGATTAGCGCAACCGGTGTCACTCCATCGGCCAGGCTTGGGTCCTCATGCATCTTCAGCGTTATTTTCTCGCTGTCTGTGGCCACCGTCTCAACCCAGAAACATACAGGGTTTTCGCCGATTTTTAGCTGCATGTAAGCAGTAGCGCCGACATCCAGCATATACTTTGCAGTTCCAGTATAAGCCTTGCCTTGCATAAGTAGTTTGCTGAATACTGGCAGATACACAAATGCCTGGCGCACTGCGTCAAACCCGGCCTGCCCTCTGGCTAAATCGTCGGCCCATTCCCAGAAGCCCATAGCCACCATCTCCTTTTAGCGCCATCATAGCGCTGGCAGTTCAGGAGCCTTCAAATATGAAACCGTGCACCTGCAACGTGGGTGCGACGGGGCGTGCATGTTACCATCCTGAAACGGCGTCCTGATTGGTATTGCCCCCTGTGCTGAGTTAGCACGGCAGATAGGGCAAACCCTTGCGTCCCCAACGTTGATCCAGACTTTATACTGCAGGCCACCAGCAACAGACGTGGCGTAGGTCATCGTCTCAGTAGCTCTGGCCCACTCAGTCCAGGCAATAACCTCGGCGCGCTCTTTGGAAACCTCGGCCCATTCGCGGCGTATCCTCTTGGCAAAATCCCACTGGTCTTCGCCTGCCAGCATAGCTTCAGCAAGAAGTTTCCTAAGCCTCTCTTTGAGTGTGTCTGGTATGCCAACTATAAAGGGCATAGTATTGCGCACCGCTTCCTCAAACACAGAACGCGCAAAAACTTCATCGAAGCCGCGCACCATCGCCTGTGCCAGTTCCAGTTTCGCCGCCTCTTCCCAAAGCTGGGTCACCATCTCCACCGTCACATCGAATGCAGAAATAAGGTCTTCCGGCAATTCCTCTTCACGGGCATCCTTGCGCAAGCGGAAGAACTTTTCCCAGGGATAATCAATGACCTTCTCCGCTATCGCCTGCTGCAACCTTCTTTGCCAGGCGCGCCTCAGTTTCGCCTGGTCTTTTTGCTTTTTCTTCGCCAGGACTTGCTCGACAGCCCACAGCAGCCTGTTTGACTTCCAGAACTCACTCTCTTCCGGTATCGGGTGATACATCCTCCACCGCCACCGCCTTCAGTGCTTCTCTCAGTTCATGCAACAAGTCAACAGCCTTCCTCAATTGCGGTTCGGTTATCTCCTGACCGCGATAATAGAACGCGTCCAGTGCGGGGTCTTCTGCAGGTTCCAGACCAAGCTCCGCCCTGGCCTCGTTCGGGGTCATCAGACCAACTTCAACGGCTTTGGTCGCCACCTCAAGTGAGAGTTCGGTCTCTTCCCAGTCAAGGTCTTCAAGTTGCCAACGCCATCCTTGGAGATTGAAACCCTGTGGCCCAAATAGCGTCTTGTTTAGCCGATCTTCCAAAACTGTCTGCAACGGCTCGACAACACCGTGCCGGTAAGCCTGCAACATTTCTCTTGCCGCAGAGCCGCCTAAACTCCCCAGCAACGCCCAGCCAACACGATAAGGCGGAACCGAATGCGCCATGAGTATAGTCTTGATCAGGTCCTCCCGACGCTTCAGGAAATGGCCTTCGCGTATGTCTGGGTTGATCTTCTCTACCGCTACTTCAACAGTCTTGGGCAACCCAAGCACCAGCGTCGAGTGGTATTTTGTCACCGCATTGTGCAGTTCCGTCGTTATCTCCTGCACATACCGCTGGGCCATCTCCGGAGTATCCGTCCTCAGCACCATAAGCCTGCCGACTGTTCCACTGCTCTCAAAGAACGCCAGGCTATAGTCGCGTATGGCATTGTATTCCGCAATCGACGCCAGACAAGAGATCCAGTGCGGCACCCCATATCGCGAACGCGACGAATAGCGTGTGAAGAAAATCACCTCGCTGGCGTCTTGGTCGCCATCCTCCCACTTACCGTTAAGCGGATTCAAACGTGCTTCTACTCCAAAACGCTTAAAGTAGCGGAACTGTCCGTTCTTGTGCTGGACAAACACGTCCGGGTCCTTCGTAAGCCGTATTGTGTAGGCTGGCATCGGGTAGATTGCGCCGATGTTGCCGTCTTCGTCCCTTACCACTTCCCAGGCAGACCAGCCGATTGCCAACTGCTCCCATGCTGCTTGATAGAGCAGTTCCCCAAACGTATACTGCGGGGAAAGGTCATCGAGCATCTTCTCCACAGCGTCCTTAACGTCCGAGTCCGCGTCTTCGTCTTCTGCCACAAAGAACCACCCACGTCCGACAGCATCAGTTGCTACCGCGTGCAGGGCAGCAGAGTGTATTTCATTCGTCTCAGCCAGAACCATCAGCTTCTGCGGGTTGTATGGCGGCTCGATCGCAAAGCCAAGCGTATACAACTGCTCAAAAGCGTCAGGTAACTGCTTTGATGCTGGCTGCGAGGCTACAGCCTTGGCGATGATCTCCTTGTTATCTTTTCGCTTCAGTATCCGGTCTAAGAGTGCCATCTCAAAACCCCCGTCACAGGCGTCCAGTCGGCTCTGCTGACTGCGCCCATAATCGCGTAGCGGAGTGCGTCCGCGATGTGGTCGTCACGCTTAAGCGGCTTGTCTTCGCCACGTTCCTGCGCCTTTTTATCCCACACGTAGGAATAAAACTGGCTGATTGTCTTTTCGCATTTTCGGTAAACAAAAAGCCGGTCGCTGCCCAGCAACCGGCTCACGGTAGCGATTCCTTCGAGGACCTCACTGTTAGCTTCCTGCACTTGAGAAACCCCTTCCGCCCTAAATTGCTCGATTAACACCTGGGCCGAAGGGTCAACATAGACAGTAGCGGGAATTATATCCCCAATCCAGTCAAGGAAATCTTTTACGTATTTGTCAACCGTTTTAGCCCCCGCTTGGCGTCCTTCGTGGAAGTATTCCTTAATCACGTAATAAGTGCCCTGCTTTACTCCGATAAGCAGGAACACCGTGGGGTTCTGCATCCCGAAGTCAACACCGACAACATAGCGCTCAAACTTGTCAGGGAGTGCATCAACAACGTGCCTGTTTTCGTCAAACATATCGTAGACAACGCCTTCAGCCGCTACCCACTCGCCCAGCACAAAACGCTTGTAAAACAAACCGCTGTAGGTCTTGCGCAGGAATTCTACATAATCGGTTGGTAGAAATGGGCTATCTTCTAACTGGAAACGCTCGATGTAATAACCTTTTTCGCCAGCACCCTGCACGTAATCTTGGTAGAGCCAGTGGTAAGGCGAATCTGGGTTCGTGGTGCCGAATATCTTTGCGTTTTCGCCACTGTTTCTGGCAAGTATCTGCTCAAAAACGCTTTGCGGATAAGTCGTTATCTCATCCAGCAGCGCCCCATAAAGCGTCAAGCCCCGAATACGAGTCTCGCTTTTCTCATCGTTTGCTCCCAAGATATATACCTTATGGCCCAAGAAATTCATTTCGTCACGGGTCATCAAATATTCGTATGAGTTTTCCCCGAGATACTGCCTGAAAATCGGTATAACGTTGCGCCTCACTGTGTCCCTTGTTTTGCCGAAGATGGCGAACTGCTTCGGTTCGGTAAAGCGCATCATGTGTAACAAGAAGGCAATTGTTGCCGCAACAGTTTTGCCGCTCCGCACAGAGCCTACCGCGATGTTAAATTTCCTCGTCGCCTTCCTGATAAATGTCTTCTGCTTCTGGCTGAAGGCTATCGACAATTTCCTTCACCTTCTGCAATAGGCCTTTCGTGTTCTCTTCGTTTGATTTCTCGTCTAAACCCAGCGCCTTTCTCTGCCCTTCCTGCACCATCTTCAGGACGCTGGCAGCTTTCTCCAGGGCATAGGGATTGAGTTTCCCTCTCTGGCTTACGAAGTGGTTCTGAAAATCTTTCAACGCCCAGCGCACTATATTTAAAAACCCACCCCATGCCTCGAGGTGAGCCAAATTCCAATCAATCTCCCGCTTAATTTGTCCCTCTATAACGCCCTCAATAATTTTGCTCCTTTTTTGCTCCTCTTTTGCTCCTTTTTCCTTATCCCACCCTTTAGTTTTCTCTCGAAAATTCCCGTTATATTTCAGGCCCTCGCGCTCAGCAAACTCGCGAAGACTCTTATAGTCCCCTAGCAAAAACTTCTGACGTAACGCTTCCCAGTCATATCGGTCATATCGCCTCCGAGCCATCACCTCCCACCACCCAATCACCTCGCCTTATTCCAACGGCTCAACCGTTACCTTAAACGCCTTCCCCGCCAATAACAGCAGCTTTATCGCCTGCGCCACGTCCGTGCCAGGCACGTCAAGTTTAATCCTGGCGCCGTCGCCTTGGCCATGCACACTCACTGCTGATTGTATTGGCGGAAGGCTGGCAGTGAAAGTGATTTTCTCCATGCTCAGACCCCTTCCTACCAGCCCCTAATTACAGGCTTTAGTGGATTATCTATTAAGTTAATCTTCTTTTTCGCGTCGTCATCCGCGTGACTACCACACAGCTTTTTGCTTTCCTCCGCTATTTCTCTAAGAAGCAGCACCGTTTTCTTCAACTCGTCATTGATTGCTTGAATCTCTTTTAGCACTGTCAAGCCACCATCTAGTTTTATTGAGAGAACCAGATTACCAATATCCTTAATGTCCACAGTGTCACTCCTTTACTCTGTTAAGTACGAAAGCCGCCCTACACATCATCGCCTGCGACATGAGTCGCAAGACTCATGCAGTAGCGGCCAACGGGCTAAGCCCGTTAATTCTCATTTAATTGGCGAGGGAGGTAGGACTTGAACCCACACACCAGCCCGGGATCTGGAGTCCCGCGCTCTACCAGTTGAGCTACTCCCTCGCAAAATTTTTTAAGCAGGCCCCATTCTCCCTACAAACCACCCACGCGGCGCGTGGGGCTTCGGATCGGACAGAACCCTGCAATCGGCGACCATCAGGACTCATCCCTTACGGCCACTACGTGCCGCTGCCGCCGATTAAACCGTCCTCTGCAGGACGGCTTCATCCGCTTACTATGTTACTACACTTTTTGCTAGAAAAAGTACTGTCTTTTTTCAGAAGACCTCTGCTCAGTGCAAGGAAAGCAGTGTAAATAACAGCATCCCGCCATTTGTTCTTCACATGGCTCTCAGAGTAATGTAGTTTATTCGCTATCTTGCGCCAAACCGGCCTCCCGCGGTACCCCCTTCCATACATCCTCCTCAATTTAATGATTGGACCGTACTCGGTTTGTTCCACTTCACGCACGAGGCAAATCCACTGTTCTTCTTCTGCTATCTCTTGCAAGAGCCTACACGCCTTGTTACCGGTTGGGTCAGATATATGTCCACGCTTGGGGACAATACGCACCAACTCAGTAGCATTGGCTTCAATTATCTCCTTACGCTTTCGCTCCAACTCCCGCTCCTTCTCTGGCGCATTAAGCAACCAAAATATTACTTGACTGTAGTAAGGCTCCAGCACCTTACGCAGTTCATTCAATGCTGTTGCCACCCCCGCCGGAGTGTGGTAGTATTTTCTTAGCAAGAAATGTGCATAACAAGCCCCGGCAGGGGTTATTTTTTTATGCTTTTTGTGGCACATTTTCTTTGGAATGCGCAATAAAATTATATTTAATGACCTAAAACAAAATATTTTTTACCTCAGAAAAAGTATAAATCCTTCAAAATGTTAAAAAAATAATTTTAAAGTCTAACCTAACATTGGAGGTATTTACAAATGAAATTAGATGAAATTATAGGAAGAACAACAGTGGTCGAAAACTGTATAAAAGATTTTCGTGAATGTCTTATTGATGTTTCAATAAATGGAAAGACAAGTACAAAATATTCCAAATTAGTTTCATATTTAGGTGGCGTACAAATAGATACTGAAAATATGGAAATTCCTGACGATGTTTTTCCCTTTCTTGTAGAAGATGAAAATACCCATAACGTTCGTTCAATTCCAACTTTAATAATACTTATCATCTTGAAATATTTAGTTACCCCTCTTAATAAAGATGAAAATCCTCCTACGAATATAGATTAACCAGACGTTGACCCAGACAATGATAATATTGGTCCAGCAGATCCGTTTTCATACCATTAAAGAATTATATATCTTATGAAAATGTAAGTGTTGCAATATTCTCAGTTGCATTCTGGTTCTCCAGAGTACAATTCTTTTAAACATAATCAATCATCTTAATTAACCTATGTGTCAGCTCCATTACATCACTACCTACGCTAATATCTTAATTTGCACATTCTAAACATTATCCGCATTACTTACCTCGCCAGCCCCACCGCCTCCAAGCTTCTTGGAATTGTCTATCCATTGCCTTCATTTCTTTCCCAATCTGCTTTTGTTCTCTAATCACGCGAGCAAGCAATTTCGCCATCAGCTTGAACATCTTCACGACTTTACACCGCCCTTTCTTCTTCCAGCAAGCCCCCCAGCCCAGGCCTCGGGGGTTCCTCCATAATCTTCTTCCAGTGCCAGAACGGAATCGCCAGCGCCAGCCAGCGCCGGAGCCTCTCGGCCACGTCCGGCTGGCGCCACTCGATGTACTCAGCTACGGTGATCATCCAGCTTCATCCTTCTCCTTCGCCATCCTCTATGAGCTTGCCTACCCAGCCGCACACGACCTTTCCACCTTCCAGCAGGAGATGCTCGCTCCACTCAGCCTCGAAGCAAAAGCGCTTCCTCGGGCCGAGCTTCTCCGTCAGTCTCCTCATCATTTGCCTCATGTTGCACACAAGAGTCCTGCTATATTCTTTGTTCGGTCCGCTGCTCCTCCCACTCCTAAACACATACCCTTCAGCATCATCATTGCCGCAGGGAACTACTGCAATGACTTTCCCATTCCGACTGATGCGGACCACTGCTTTGAAGCGCGGTGCTTCCGAATCTCTGTAGCAAGGCGAGAGGAGTAAGGCCGGGACATTTATCCGCATGCAGTCGTCAGTGACAACAATCAGCGGCTTACCCCCCGGTCTCCTGCCGCCGTAAGGCTTCACTTCCTCGAACAGCGAGAGGTCGTAATACCTGCGCCCTGTGCCTTCGAGCTTTTCTGTCTCCTCTTGGACCCGCTGTTCCAGCCTGCTTTCATGTTCAACTTTGTAATTGTGTGTGACCACATCACCGGAAGTCGACTGGTCTAGCATAGACCTCAAAGACCGCATTTTCTCGCCCTCCTGTAAATCTTCACAAGACCTCCATCGGGATACTCAAACCGGTAACGCTCTACTTGACCAGAACTCCTAAAACGGAACACGGTCTCACAGTCCATACAGCGCCACCATTCGCAAACATCACCAAAGTAAGCCTTGTGCATCTTTTTTGACCCGCAATCAGGGCAAAGCTTGTCTTTCGGCACGCTATCCCACCTTTTTAACAGGTCTTCAAACCTTAATCCTCCACTTTTTGAGCGGGTGCTCTTTCTCTTTTTCCGGCCTGATCAGTCTACACTCCAGCCATTTGTTCTCTTCGTCCCACTTGACTTCAAACCTAGCAGGCAGTTCAATACCTGCTGCTTGCAGGTCATCTGCTAAAGGCTTACAGTGCACTCGTTTACTTTTGTCTTTGCCGTTCTTTTTCGCTGGTGGTAGCACCGGAAACCCGTCTTCTTCCTCCTTCACCACCAGGATGGTGCCTGCCTTGTTGAGATACAGCCCCACTCTCTGACCTTCCTCCAGATACTTGCTGGCTTCCGCTGAAAACCGAAGCAAACCAACAGGGGCCACGGACAACCAACTCCCTCCCCTGCGACCCCGCATGTCCTGGACTTTATACCGCTTGAACAAGCTCAAGTCCAGCTTGCGTCTTTCGTTCGTGACCACCTGCTCGGGTTCGCCGAGCTTGACTTCCTCGGTTTGGGCAACCAGCTTTCCTCTCTTCAACTCACACCGCCTCCTGGATTACGAACCCTTTTCCATCTTCCCAGACCCAGACCTCATAGCTGATACTGGCAAACCTGGGCAGTTGTTGAAGCCTCTCCTTTGCCGCCTCGTACTCCGCCTTCCAAATGCCGCCCTCCTGCACTCTCTTCACCTGTATGAACCGGACCCCGGTGGGCCCCACGGCAATCACATCCGCGAAGCCGTGAGACCCCGCAGTCCGCAGGACTTCATAACCAGCCTTCTCCAGTATCTTTGCTACGTCATACTCTTTACTCCGACCGCGCTTGTAGTTGCTCACCCAACAACCACCTTCTTCCCGTACCTTCTGCCGGGCCACACAACCAACAGCCGACCGGTTCGATAGTCCAGGTACACCAGCCGACCGCACTCCGTGCAGAGGTGGGCCGTCTTTCCGCGCCACCTTACCTTCACTGTCTGCCGGAAGCACCTTGCACACAGCACTGTCTTCCCGCCTCCATACCTTCCTTCTCGTAGGCGTTTATGTTGCGAAAGTAGCCTGAGTAAACCAGTTTCATGCTGTCACCCCCGGTGGGATACCTACCGCCACCACTATCCCGGGGAACTCATCTCGGTTGTGGGGAAACCACACCACAACCCGCTCCCGCAGTTTCCGGATTTCCTCCCGCTCCCTGACTCGGCGTCTCCTCTCCTCCCGGGCCGTGCGGCCCGGGCGTTTATGCTGTGCCGAAATACTCTCGCCTCCCGATTTATCCACTCTTTCTCAAATCTGGTCCTTTGAGACCGACGAAGATGCAAAACTCAGCAATCCTGGACGCCAGCGCAACGCCAACCTCTTCCTCGTAGCGCTTCTCCAGCTCAGTCAGTGTAAAGTTTGTTGTCACTACAAACGGCCGGAGTTCACTGTATCTAGTGTCTATGACCTCAAACAGGACCTGCTGAACCCAAGGTGAAACCTTTTCTTTCCCCAGGTCATCTACCACCAGCAGAGGAACCGTGCAGAGGTCGTTTATCACCTGTTGCTCATCTACACAGTCTTCGCCATAGGTCTGCTTAATGCGCCCCAGCAACTTCACAACGCTGCCAAAAATACACGGTATCCCTGCGCGCATCAGCACATGCATGAGAGAAGCAGCCAATCCTGTCTTGCCCGTTCCCACAGAACCGGTGATAAACAAGCCCTTGTTGTGCCCCCGCTTCGCAATGAACTCTTCTGCGTATTTCCGCACAACCTGCAACGCTTTATCATCAACCAACCCTTGCGCTGTTTCAAAGCTCATCTTGTGATAGCGGGCAGGCAGGCCAGAATTTTTCAAAAGGGTTTGATATCTCTGCTCCTGCTCCAACTTGCGCTGTCGTTCTTCTTGGATTTTCTGGCGTCTAGCTTCTTCCTCACGAGCCTTGACAGCCTCAGCACACATACAGGGCTGGGGCCGAATCCATGTAGTGAAACCTAACTCGGGAATCTCCCGCTTCTCCCAGCGATATTCCGTCCCGCAGTAAGGGCACACCACCGGTTCAGGCTCAGGTTTCATAGAGCCGGCGCTCCCATTCTTCCATGCGGTCTTCAATACTTCGCCCGCTTGGCGGGTTTCTGCCACCACCGTTTACCTCCTTCGCTGGCATGTTAAGCCACTTGTCCACTTGTGAATCATTCCGGAAGATGAACTCAGGGGTGGCGTAGACCTGGCCTTTGTCGTTTTCGCCGCAGTGGAAGGGGCTGGCCCGAATGTTGCGGATGGCAGTCTTCAGTTCCTCGACGGTGTAAGTCTTCAAGCGGGCTTGGATCTTTTTGCGGCGTTCTTTTGTTAACTTCAAAGGCCTGGCCCATATATCACCGAAAAGCTCGTTGTAATAGTCCATGACCTCTTGAGCAGCCTCTCGAGCCGGAGGTTGGCACGCGCCGTCCAACGGCTCGTTGGACAAGGTGTCGTTAGACACCTTATCTTTTTTATTTTTCTTAGGGGAAAGTGAAGGAGAAGGAGAAGGAGAAGGAGAAGGAGAAGGAAAGGCGGGGTTTTCTTGTGATTCTGCAGAAAAATTTTGTTCTTCTGTGGTTTCAAATTTTTTCTGTGTTTTCGCAGAAAAATTTTGTTCCTCTGCAGTAATGTCTTCCTGGCCCTTTTGTGAACCACTCTTAGTTCTTTTTGTTTGAGGTATGTATGTTTGGTAACGGTAGAAGCTCTCAGGAAATGTTATCCTATTGTTTTCTCTGTCCCAGTTGATAAGCCCTAGTTTGTGCATACCTTCGAGTGCATGAATGATGTCCTCTACTGACTTATCTCTGCGTCCAGGAACGACTTGGTAAAGCAATTGTTCCGGATCTCCCGTCAGTGAAGCACTGTCATCAGCATGCGGGATCATCCAGGTATAAAGAAGCGCCGCAAAATCTCCATATTCCAGCGCCAGCTTGTTTACCCTAGTGTCAAGCGAGATATCTGTGCTGATGAAACGCTTCCTGCCCACTTTTCCTTCTCCTCTCCTAAGCTTTTTAATTTCCAGTTAAACCCTCAAATTAAGGTCCACATCAACAGCCAGAGGAACACCTGTTTCCGGCCTGTTTCTTCCTTTATCGCAAATACACCGGTAGCCGAATTGATATGGAAAATTGTTTATCTGCTTCTCTATCACAACCCACCCTGAGTCGTGGCAGAAAGGGCAGTCCCAATCTCTTTTTTCCTTTCTAACAACAATGAGATTGTTGCACCTCGGGCAGTGCCTCGACCGCTGACCGTTTGGGAATATTACCTCACACCCACAATGGGCACATTTTACGACTTCTTTATTGCTCACTTGTTGCACTATTCTCCCTTCTAATCTGCACTTTTGCCTTCTTCAACCTCTTCAGAGCCGCTTCCAGCCGCTGTTCTGCTGCCTTCATTTCATATATGGCTGCATCGATTTCCTCCAGCACCTTCGCCTCATTGAACCTCTGCTCGGCAGCATAATACTGCTCTAATGCTTCTTGCAGATCAGGGTCGAGCAATGAAACATTCACCCGCATCGCCTCGCCTCCTCAGCGCGCTTCTTCATTAAGTTGAGCAGACACGTTCGGTGCCCCCAGACACCACCAACCGGCTTTTCTCCAATGAAGTTACCTATTGAAATCAGGTAAGATGTAGGCCTGTAAACTGTCAGGCTGTAGACCTCATCGCAGCGACCTCCGCACACCTCGCAGTTTCCATATCTTGCGCTGCTGCCGCCGGTGCGTCTGAGGTCAAACCCTATCGCTAAAGGCAACATTAGATCTCACTCTCCACTATCTCTGAATCGCTGTCTGGCACCGCCACTTTTATGGTTCGAACAACAAGCCACACGCCAACTTTTGTATTGCAATTGTAACAGGTGAAGGTGGCATATCCGCCTTCACCATTGTAGGGCCCAAAAATTTCTTCTCCACACTTAGGGCAATATAACTCTTTAACAATCATGTATCTCGCCCCGTTTTTGTTGTTGTTAAAACCAAAACACGGCCAGCCAGGGCCTCACGAAGAGACCCCGGCAGCCGCGCTTTTCGGTGGCATAAGCTGAACCCGGCGCTCGATGTATGCTGCCAATTTATCTAAATCGTGTTGCGTTTGCACGAAGTTGGTCAACGATTCTACTTTTTCGACTTTGTAGAGTTCAGCGGCAAAACTGTGCACCTGCGCGTGGTCTAACCCAAGTTTCCGCATTTTACCCCAGAAGCGATTCCAGTTCGGCTTCTCAGTGCTTTCAGTGTTCGATGTGCCTTTATCAACTACTGTTGTGGCCGCGGGCGCGCCGTCGCTCAGCCATGCCTTAATCATATCGGCAACGTCCTTCCCAGGCTTCTGCACAATGAGACCATCTAAGGCACGGCAGCGCGTCTTGGTCACGACAAAGTTATGGTCTAAATCCATATCAGCCACGATGTCGAACTCGTATTCCATACCGTCTCGCTGAATGGGCTGCATACCGACTTTTTTGATGACGGTCTTGCCTTTATCGTCAACAGTCTGGATGTATTCCATTTTGCTTCGCAGAGTGGCAATCAGATGACCTGGATAGGATAACATGGCTTCGATTAGCTTGTTGTGTAAGGGGGTAACATCGCGCCATGCGGCAAACCGGTTGCCTCCGTATTTGGCTGCGTTCTTGTCGGCAAGCTCAAGTGCTCCTTCTGTGCCCGCCCAGGCGTGGCTTAATGAGTCAATGATAAGTACATCGTAACCGGCCTGCGCTGCAGCCTTGATGCCATCGATGTAAAGCTGTGGATGGAACTTGGTGAGTTCGAGCACATCAAAATCGAACTCATCAGCGTATTTACTTGCGCTGCCGTGCTCGGTGTCGATGACAGCGATTCTGTTTCCTAACTCTTTCGCAAGCAACAGGGCTGTGTATGTCTTGCCACAACCGCTCGGCCCGATGATGCCGATACGGGCTTTAGCCTGCGACTTGACGGCTTTCCTGAACTGCAGAGCCATTCTCCTTCACCTCCTCGACCACCCACGCGTGGGTGGTCTTAACCTTCTGGAACGGAGCCAGTTCTTCGGGGTTCAGCAGCTTAGCCTTAATGAGCCTGTCAATCTTGCTTCTGTCCGGGCTTACGGCTAGATGCCATACACCTCTGCTTTCCAGGTAGGCCTTCAGGTCATCGCTGTCCGGATAGCTGATGCTCTTGCGCTCCTGCCTCTTCAGCACTTTGTTGTCGAAACGGAGCACGGTGATGTTCATCTGGGTGAATACAGTGTCAAAGTGGGATTGAATGTCTTTAATCTCGTCCCGGATGCGTCTTTCCTGCTCTTTCAGCTCGAGGTAGCGGTTGAAAGCGTTTTCGAGTTCCAGCCACTCGAACTCGAAGGCGGCCTTACCTTCCGCCGGCATGATGTTTTTTTCCAACAAACCCACTCTCCTTTTATTTATTTTGTAGGGGCGGGCAGGGCTCGAACCTGCATAACAGGCCCCACGAACTTTTTCAACAGCGGAATCCCTTTCGGCTTTTCGCCTACTTGCCTGTCTACCCCGCCAGCGTCTACCCATTCCGCCACCGCCCCTGCAAAATTAGTCAATATTCGCGGGTTCGCCAGGCCACTTTTAAGACAGAAGTTGAAGTAGCTTTAACATTGGGTCACTTTTGTAGATATTTGGCTTTCTGTCGTCCGGATTGTCGCTAAAGTTGTCGCATTTCACGATGGTATTCCCGTCAAACTTGAAAGGGTAGATGCCGCATCTTGGCCATGTTTTAGATTCTTTTACTCCACCTGGATTGTTGCAACCGATATGGGCGCTGCCGGGAACAGAAAGCCTATGCACGCACTTCCAACACGGAGAACCCAAAGTTAACCCTCACTTTCTTTTTCCCCGCCCGCACCTGGGAGAGAAGGCTGAGCAGCCGATACACAACACCTGGATCAGTAGTGCGGGCGGGCTATTCGGTTGTCTACCACCTCATGCTCAGAACACGTATCATACAGTACCCTGCTGCTTCGTTACCATACAATAGCCAAAAATCCTAAAAGAATATAACCGTGACTATGCATTCGAATTACTTTAACAGGCTTCCACACATTAGAAACAACCATAGTGTAACGGCCAACTTTAATTTTCATTTCAAACCACCCCTGCAAGTATTTTTTTGCCCCGCCCGCACCGGGAGAGGGAGGGATGCTGGCAGCCGACACACAACACCTGGATCAGGGTGCGGGCGGGCTATTCAGTTGTCATCCCATTTTCCACGTCTTTACGTGGAGACCATTGAGAGACATACCGATAATTGCCTGACTAAGCGCAACGACTGCACACTTTTGCTCGTCTTCGTCCCAGAATGCACAACGGGTTGTGCATTCCTCGCTCAAGAACGGGCAGATTCTTCGTGACTCTAACTCTCTCTGCCTTCTCTCTTCCTCTGCTTCTGCTTCCTTTGCTTCCTTCTCAGAGCAGGTCCAGCAAGGTATCAGGCTTCTG